TCCCAATTCCCCACAAAGTAAGTTGACACAGGGGGGGTATAATAGTTATCCTCAATCTATTACAAAAAAATTCCAGAAATTTGGAGACATGGGAAAAAATTTCCAAAAATTTTGGAGACATAGGACATGAACAAGAAGCCGCCTGAGTTGCATTTGATTGACGGGACAACCCCAAGAGGGCAGAAGGCTGTCTTGTTGCCGCAGAGTATTAGAAAAAGAATTCCCAAAGCCGAATGGATGGACAACCCTGACGCTTGGGACAAAGACAAGTTCATTGAGGAAACTTCGGCTTTTCTGTTTGAGGTGTATGGCATTGGCAATGACCAAGACAAGCATGTGCTGTCCATTCTTGCTGACCACATTGACACCTATGTGCACTGCACCAGAAGCATTCGCAAGAACACACTCATCATCAACTACAACAACGGCTCTACGCCAGGACCGAACCCGCTCATTTCCATTCGCAACAAGACCACCACACTCATCATCCAACTGATGAATGAACTCGGGCTAACTCCAAGAAGCCGCCTGTCGGCAGGAAAGATGGAAGAAGACACCCCACTGGCAAAACTGATGCGTGGACCAAAGGGATAAGATGGATTGGCAAACGGGTGTCCGTTATGCCATCGATGTGGCGAAGGGCGAAATCAACGTCAACCGAGACATTCGGTTGGCTTGCCAGCGGTTCATTAACCAGTATGAGAACCAAGAATGGGAGTGGGTGTTTGACCCTGACTACCCCCAGCACATTCTTGAGTTTGCCACCAACCTGCGGCACACCAAAGGACCACAGGCTGGTGAACCCGTCATCCTAGAACCCTTCCAGATATTCTTCATCTGTGCGGTATATGGCTTTCGGTCAAAGCGTGACCATGCCAAACGCATGGTGACTGACGTAATACTATTCATTCCCCGCAAGGCAGGTAAGTCAACCCTGACGGCAGTAATAGCCCTCTATGAGTTGGTGTTCGGGGAGGCGGGTGCTGAGGTGTTTACCTTGGCAACAAACCGTGAGCAAGCAACCATTGTCTTTGATGCCGCCAAAGGGTTTGTCGAAACCATGCCGTCAGCAATGGCTGGTCACTTTGCCCTGTCCAAGTATCAGATTACTAAGGCAGGGGATACGCAATCCATGTTCAAAGCGTTGTCCCGTGATACCAAAAAAACGGGTGACGGTAAGAACCCATCTTGCGTCATTGTGGATGAGGCGGCGCAAATTATAGACCGCAACTCAATCGAGGTGCTCCACTCAGGTATGGTAGCACGGCAAAACCCGCTCCGTATCTACATCACCACCGCATCATTTACCAAGGACACCAAGTTCTACGAAGACATGGCGATGTACGAAGCCATGCTCAACGGAGAGGCTAGGGATAACCCTAGATGGTTTGGATTGCTTTACCGCCCTGACCCCGGTGACGATTGGCGGGAGCCTTCTACTTGGAAGAAGGTCAACCCAATGCACGGCATTTCTGTCTTTGAGGATGCCATCCAAAGCAGGGCAGAGGAAGCAAGGCACAAACCTGCCGCCCTAAATGAGTTTCTTTGCAAAACCCTTAACCTCTATGTCTCTGCCAATGCCGCATGGATTGACCGAGCCTACTGGGATGACCCTGTAAGTATTCGTAAGGAATCCAAGCCTGAACCAGAGGCGGTGTTTATTGGCTTTGACCTTGCCGCCACCCGTGACCTGAACGCTGTCTGCACCCTGCGCCGCTACGGGGAGAATGACTTTGAGGCTGACTTTAAGTTCTTCCTGCCAGAAGAAAGCATGGGGCTGATTCCCAAGCACTACCTCGACATTTTCCGCACCGCAATATCGTCAGGTATCTTGCACCTCACTGAGGGCAACGTCATGGATGACCGAGAAATCTTTGAGTACATTCGTGGGGAGTGGGAGAAGTATCAGGTCAAGGAGGTGGGTTACGATGCCTATAACGCCGCCTCATTGGTTGCCCGTTTGTATGAGGCAGGGGTGCCCGTCAAGAAAGTGGGACAAGGCATGGCGGTTCTAAACAATCCATCGAAAACTGTGGAGAAATTGATTCTCAACAAGCAAATTCGTCATGACGGCAATCCATTCGTGGGCTGGCAGTTGGGCAACTGCGAGGTCTTTACAGATGTGAATGGAAACATTAAAGTCAGGAAGAATGAAGCCGATAAAGCCGCAAAAGTTGACGGAATCATTGCACTTATCATCGCAATGCACTGTTCGCTGGACAATCCTTTTGTGAATTCTTCTTTCGGTTTTAGGAGTTTCTGAGTAGAATCATCAAAAAAGTGGGGTAAAACATGGCGATTCTGGACATTTTTAAGCGGAAAAGTGTGGCTCAAAATGAAGCCAACACGGTGCTTGGTCAACTCCAGTTGGGTAACCAAGTCATCTATGGAACCGCCAACAAAGGTCAGACAGCCCAGCAGTTGCTGTACGTCACTACCTCAAGCACAACGGTTGCAGGGCGGGTGCTGGACATTTCTGCACTTACCCGTAACAGCACAGTCATGGCTTGCGTAGGGGCTAAAGCACGGGCATTGGCGCAGTGTTCTTTGAGCATCATGTCCAAGCAGGATGACGGCACATTCGTTGACGCATTGCGGGATGAGTCTGTCGGGGCAAGGGACAAAGCCAAAGCAAAGCAGGTATTGAATCTGCTCCAAAACCCCAACAACTTCCAGAACCAATACGAGTTCTGGTACCAGTGGTGTATGTGGCAGGATATTACTGGGGAGTCATTTACTCTGTGGTGGAGGAAAGACCAGAAAGACCCGAACCTGACTCCGATTGAGATGTATAACCTTGACTCTACCCTGATTACGGTAGTGTTAACCCCTACTCGTTATCCCCAATACCGTCTGTCTACCCCATCCTACGGATTCTCAAAAGATGAGCCGCTCGACTACCACCAAGTCATGCACCTCAAAGAAGCCGCTTGGCAAGGCTCGTCAGGCTTCAACAAAGGCATTCTTGCTTCAGAGTTGGTTGCCCTTGACCAAGACATCGACATCTATGCCAACTTCATTATGCAGAACGGGGCAAAGCCCTCGGGTATGTTCACTACTGACCAAGTCATCCCTGATGCCAAGTTCAAAGAAGTAGCATCCCGCATCAAAGAGACTTGGAATGCTATGACGGGTGCCCGTAATAGTGACCCGTCAAAGGCTGGTCAGGGTATGCTTCTTGACCAAGGCATGAAGTACACGCCCATCGATATGCTTACCCTACAAGATGCAGAGGCGGCGGCTTTGAAGGTGCAGACCATGAAGCGTATCTGCGGTCTGTTTGGTGTGCCACCTGCCATGCTGGGCATTGAAGACCAGAAGTACAACAATACCCAGACCATGCTGGATGAGTTCTACAAGACCGTCATGTATCCGATGGTCATTAACATTGAGCAGAAACTCAAGCAACACCTATTCCGTGGCTACCCCAATCTGTGCGTCAGGTTTGATACCAAAGACTTCTTGAAGGGTGCACCGCTTGACCAAATGAATTTCGTATCTGCTGGGGTAAAAGCAGGAATTATGACTCCCAACGAGGCGAGGGAGTACCTCAATATGCCTGAGATGGATGGGGCAGATGAGTTGCAGGCTGGAGGCAAGCCTCAGGAGCCGCTACCGGGAAGTTCACCGCAAGACACGGGTGGCGGCGGTGGCAATCAAACTCGCCGCATGAATATCGGGAGCACTTAAAATGAACCTGCTAAAGAAGGCGCTAGCGCATTTGACTTCACAAGTCAAGAAACCTAGTGTTAAACTTCCACTATTAGAAAAGCCCCATACGATACGACATGACAATCAATCTATCCAAGACGGGGTGATACATGAAAAAACTGACTCTGGTATGCGAGGCGCAAGTAAAACTAGCGCAGGGCGCAAACGAAGCACAAAATCCAAGCGGACGAATTGAAGCCCGAGTGACTACTTGGGGTGCCCGTGAAGGTGCTGACGGGCGCAAGTTCAATTACCAGCCAGAAGGTTTTGCAGATTGGGCAAAAGAATTCAAAGAAGCAGGTAAGCCCCTGCCAATGTTCTTAAACCACAATGACCTCGGTATGCCGATGGGCGAGTGGACAAAGTTTGAGTTCGATGATGACGGCATGACTGCCGAAGGTCGGCTCTATCTCAATACGGTAGGCGGTAATGACCTCTACCAAATCCTCAAAGAATCTCCCAATATGTTCGGCGGTGTATCAGTTGGTGCATACGCCGAAGAGGCGTGCTGGGTAAATACTGAAGGCGACATCCTTGACCCTGAAGACATGGATTTTGATTTTGAGGATGCTTATTTTCAAATTACCAAAGGCGGTCTGCGTGAAGTATCGGTGGTTATGTACCCGAACAACCCAGATGCCGAAATTCAAAAACTTGAGATGTTCGATGCCACTGGGCATTTGAATGTCCGCTCAGTTGAGAAGACCTTGCGTGAGGCGGGTCTATCAAGAAAGGATGCGACCACCGCATCTTTGGTTTTCAAGCGTGCAGTTGACTTGCGTGAGGCAGTCACAAAGCCGCTTGATAAAACGCCAAGTCAGAGTGATTCTGATGCGGTGGCACAGGAAGCCAATGCACTCCTAGAGGCTCTTGCCGCAAGGGAACTCGCAAAGGCACTCGACAAACGCATTCAGAAAGGAATCGCAAAATGAGTATCGAAAAAGTACTGGAGAAAGTTGATGCAATCGAAGCATCCAATCTCTCCAAAATTGAAGAAATGAAATCGGAAGTGACCGCCTCGGTTGATGCCGCAAAAGCAGAAATCGAAGAGAAGTTCAATTCTCTTGAGGCAAAAGTTGCTTCTATCAATGTGCCCGAAATCATGCGTGCACCCGCAAAGACTGTTCGTGCAGATGTGAACCGTATGGTCACTGAGCAACTGAAGAACTTTGCCAAAGGCAATGGTCGTGTGCAGAGCGAACTCAAAGTGTTCGAATCTGTTGACCAGTATGACGCATACATGAAGGAAGCCTCTGCGCTGACTGGCTCTGGTGCTGGCATTGGTGGTCGTACTGCGTATGACCCTGTGTTCCACCGCCTGCGTCTTGCTAACCCCTTGCGTGGTACTTCTCGCAATGTCTCTACTGATGGTGCAACCTATCAGTTCAGAGCCAAGACGGGCAACGCTGGACCCGCTTGGGGCTATGCCATTCAGAACAACGGTGCGGCAACCACTGAATCGACTTCCATTTGGCAGTTGAACCTCAAAGACCTGAATGTGCAGTTCCCGATTCGTACTGCCGCTCTAGACGACATTGATGGTTTGGAAGCCAATGTGGTTGACGACATGCTTGTGGAATTCAGTCAGGCTGAAGGCTCCAGCATGATTGTCAACAATGACCAAGCAGGTTCTACCACTACTGCAACTGGTGCAACTGATGGTTTGCGTGGTCTGGATTCATATCCCGGTGCGAATGCTTCTTACACTGGTGGCACTATCTCGACAGCCGCTTTCGGTTCTTCGGGTACTGCTAACTCTGACGGTATGCACTCCCTCGCCACCTATGACCAGTTGACTACCAACGCCGCTGGCTCGGTAAACAATGTGTCGTTTGAAGACATCATCACGTTCTTGCACAGCCTGCCACAGCAATACTGGAGCAATGGCAACAAGTTCTTGGTTTCGCCTCTGATGCTGGCGGCTATCCGTGGTCTGAAAGATGACAACGGTACCCCTGTGTTTGAGCGTATGTCTCCTCTGGTGTATGAGGGCATCGTTGGTAAGTTGCTTGGCTACGATGTGGTTGTCAACGCATACGTTGATAGCCCGATTGCCGCAGGTGCATCTCCCGGTACTGTTTCGCAGTACCCAATGTACTTCGGTGACTTCAGCCGTGGTCACACCATCGTTGACCGTCTGAATATGGTTTTGCGCCGCTATGACCAAACGCAACCCGGATTTATCACCTTCTACGGTGAGAAGCGTTTGTGCTCGAGCGTGGTAGACCCGTTCAGCATCATCCGTTATCGCTCCACTGCAACTGGTGCGTAACTTAAGCGAGGGGGGCGAAAGCCCCTCTCTCTTCAACGAGAGGAAATGATATGACCGCAGAAAAGAAAATTTTAGAAGGCATCAAACAGTCACTACTCACTGGTGAGCGTGTGACGATTGACCTGCGTGAGGCTTCGACCCTTACGGGTTCGGGTCTGGATGTCGGCGGTCGTACTCACTTCGATGATGTCTTTGCCCGTGCCCGTCTTGCAAACCCTTTGCGTATGGGTGCACGAATCATCAAAGCACCGGATATGTCGGCAGTGGCTTTTGTTGCCAAGACAGGTAATGCCACTAATTCGACTAACCCGTGGGGCTACACTTTTACACCCAACTCAGGTAGTCCCAATGTGGCTACCACTTTTTGGCAACTGCCCACCCGTGTGGTAACGGCTCAGTTGCCTGTTCGTCTTGCCGCCCTTGACGACATCAATGGTCTAGAGGCTGGTTTGCTTGAAGACCTTGCGATGGAATTTGCACAAGTTGAAGGTGCATCCATGGCAACCAACAATGACCAATCTGGAAGCACGACAACCATTACAGGCGCAACAGAAGGCTTGCGTGGTTTGGATATGTACCTGTCTGGTGCAACCTCTGCATACGGCACTAGCGGTGCGGCAATGACCAACGGCATCCACACCATTGCCACTGTGTCTCTTGGCGGTGTGACTGCAACTTACAACAAAATCGTAGACATTGCCAATGCACTTCCCGCTCAGTATTGGGCACGGAACACTTGTGCTTGGCACATGACCCCGACCATGATTCAGACCTTGCGTCAGTTGAAGGACACCAACAACTTGCCGCTGTTCTTGGAATTGGGTGAACCCGGAGAGGGCGGTGCTGTCGGCTCTATCTTTGGCTGGCCTGTGATTCCAAACTCCTACCTGTCCAATACCTTCCCCATCTATCTTGCTTGCTGGGAATGCTTCCTGACGATTGCAGATGTGGAAGAAATGACTTGCCAAATGATGGAGGAAACCGCACCCGGATTTGTGACCATGTTCTGCGAAAAGCGGCTGGTGTCTACTGTCCGTGACCCGTTTGCGGGTGTTCGTGCATCTGCCGCCTAAGAGGTGACCCATGCCAGTAGAAAACATGACGCTTGCTCCGTTTTATGCGGGCAATCGTAACCCTTTCAACTATGCCAAGATTGAGCAGGTTTCGAGGGATTTGGCTACGGCATGGCTGACGCTGGACGAAATCACTCAGCAACTCAACCTGTTTCAAGACGAAAGCCAAGACCAGTATCTGGAGTCCATCGAACTTGCCACCCGTATGGCAATTGAGGATTTTCTTGGCATGGCAATCTTCCCGACCACATGGCGCACTTACTACGCCAACTTGGGTGTCTACAACACTCAGTGGTTCCTTGACTTGCCAGAAGTGGGGCTTGGTGCAACTGGTGTGACCATCAACAAAGTAGAGGTCTACACCACATCGAATACTGTGCCTGTGACGCTTGCGGCTAACTCATATTCGTATGACCCAACGGGCAACCGAGTCATCTTGAACCAGTTGCCAAACAATCTGAACCAGAACATCGTCAACCCGATTGTGGTGACCTACACCCAGAACACCAGCATCATTGCTCAGTACCCCGTCATTAAACAGGCAGGGTTGATGCTGTTGACTCACATTTACAACAACCGCTCCAACACTACCGACATGAACCTCAAAGAGATTCCGTTTGGTGTGGCGCAGTTGCTTCGTCCGTACAAGCCGCTGGTCATGTGATATGGCAATCGTCAGATACGAGAACCTCACCATCAACAATGTCGCCAATGGTGTGAGTGCCATCGGTGAGCAGACCACGACCATTACGCCGTGGTTTGAGACTCGTGGTCTGGTTCACGACATTGCCAACAGTCTGCGGATTTCTGAGCGGTATAGGGCTTACACTGACTTGGTGAGCATTACCCTTAACTACACACCCAACATCAAACAGATGGTGGATGACCAAAACGCATACTCTATTACTTGGCGAAACAGGGATTGGCGAATCACGGATGTTCGGGAATCGAATGACCGTCAGAAAGCCACCTTTACCTGCTACCGCAATGACCCTGTGGTGCCAGTATGAGCGTACAGCAGAATCCCGTTGATTATGCGGAGGCAATACAGGCTCAGTTGTCCACTGTAGTGGCACCTGTCCCTGTCTATGCGGTATTTAACCGTAACTTTGCCACCCAGCCAAAATTCCTCACTTGGCAGTTGAGGAATGTCCACCAGCCCGTCTATACGGGTCAAATCCAGAGCAACAAGGGCATCGATAGACCTGTCTTTCAGGTTTCCATTTTTGCCCAAAGCATGCAGGATGCTTTCTCTATTTCGAACACTATATTACAATCACTCCATGGGTATTCAGGGCAGTTTGGTGGAGTATCAGGGTTCGTTGTATCGAAAGTAGATGTGGATTGGCTCTACAACACCTACGACAATGAACTCGGACTTAACCAAATTATCCTAGACTGCACTTTGGATATTCCGACATAAGACACGATTGACCAACTCATTTTTGAAAGGAACGAAAAATGGCACTCATCAATAAAGTCATGCCGGGATATTCCGCAACACTGTGGATGCAGGATGACGTAACCCCTACGCCTTTGACTGACGCTCAACTGGCAACATGGACTGCTCAAGTAGCAGACATTGTTGGAACTGCGGCTGGTGGCACTGGTACTGCTGGTTATGTGGTTCCTGTGGAGGCAATTCCTGCTTTTGGTGCAGATGACGCATTTGCCGCTTACTCAGTGGCTGGTGCTCGCACTGGTGCAAAAATCACCACACAGAACCAAGTCACTTCACTGACCATCACTGCGGCATGGAATCCTGCTGATGCGGCAATGCTTCAGATTCGTGCAGACGGCTATGGCGGTACGACTATCCGTACCTACGTCATTGCTGTTTACGATGGCACCAACACCGTTGCCTATGCGTTCAACGCCCGTGTCGGTGGTATGCAGTGGGATATGTCGCCAAGTGCAGAAGGTAAGTTCATCTTTACTTTGCACCCAACTGGTGGCAACTCTTACGGCTGGTCTACTAACCCGTAAAGGAAGCCCCTTCGGGGGCTTTTTCACACGATGACGACAATACAAAACACCAATGACCTGCTTTCCTATCTAGTGACCCTCGCACAGACGGGTCAGAAGAATTGGTTTGGGTTCCCGCAACAACGCATTGCGGGGATTCACCTTGCCTACGAAATCGCCAAGATTCATGCCGACAAGATGTCGCCTGAAGAAGTTGTCGATTATGTGGTGCGGCTCAACAACGCCATCTTCCAAAAACTATTGAAGGGAACAGCAGAATGACTATCAGCAAAAAACTTGGCAAGGGCATCCAGCAAATCAGCGATGAGTTGCCCATTCGCAAGATTACGGTTGACCTTGGAGAGGTCAGGTTTGACCTTCGTGTCCGTGTGCCTCTGAAAAAGCAGATGGAAGAAATCACGGCTCGTATTCTTGCCCCTACCCCTGAGAAAGTAGAAGAAATCTACCAGCGGCTGTCTGCCCCTATGCGGCAAACCATTACCGAAGGTGGCGATGATTTTCTCAAAGCACTCAATGAAAAAAAGCAGACCGTAGTTATGACGGATGATGACCTCGTATTCGATGGCACATCTTTGCGTCAAATTGCACAACTGCAAGCAATGGAAGAACAGAAAGTGGAAGAGTATTTCCACTTGCTGATGTCTGAGACTAACGAACCAGTGACTGAAAACTACGAGCAGATTGTTGCTGAGTTCCCTGAGTTTGTGGTCAAGGAGATTGTGTCGGCTATTCAGGGTGCAGTTGCCCCTGACTACAAGACTACAAAAAAAAACTAAGGAGAAGTCTTCGTAGGCAAGTCACCGCCGCCTTGATTTTCAATGGACATACGGAGAAGTCAGTCAGTGAAATAAGTGAGGAAACTTTTACGGAGATTCAGGTCATGTACGCAGACGGGATGCTTGGAAACAGAGCGGTCTTTGACTCCATAGCCCCACTGACGGCTGGTGTTTTCAATTACATTCGTCCGCAAGGCACACCAGCGTACAAATCCAATGACTTGTTCCCGTGGATTAACCTCTACTGGCAAAATCCAGACAATGAGCCGACTAAAGATGAGCAGGTGAGCAATTCCCTGCTGGGCTACATCGCACAAGCAAAAGGCTTTTCGCCAGAAAGGTTCAAGCGATGACGGTCACTTTCAAAATGGAAGGCTTTGAAGAACTCATCAAGCAGATGGATGAGTTGGGCAAAGAAATTGGCAAAGCCAAGACAGACGCTATCTGGCGCAAGGCAATGGCGTATGCTATGCAACCTGTACTAGAAGATGCTAAGTCATTTGCTCCGAAAGACACGGGGGAGATGGCATCACGCATCTACATGAAAGTCCATCGCCCAATGGCTCGGGATAAGCAGGGACAGCGGTATGCTGGTGAGGCATACATGGCACGGGTCACAGCAAGTCCGATTCGTTCTGATTCAGTGCTGAACTACACAGTCAACAGCAAGGGCAAATTACGGGCAACATGGGCGAACAAGTCACCTGCGCCTGTATCCCAAGAGTTTGGCAACGCCAATCATGGCGCAAAGCCATTTATGCGCCCTGCATTAGAACTTAACATACCAAGAGTGGAATCTCGGCTTGGCTGGTCAGTGTGGCAAGCCATTCAAGAAATTGCTGAGAAGCGAAAGAAAGGATAAGTCATGGCGGTCATTGGCTCACTAACCGTAAAACTTGGTCTTGTCACGGTCGAGTGGGACAAGGCGACTGCGAAAGCCAAGCAAGAGGCAAAGGACTTGCAGTCCGCATTTGCCAAACTTGGCTTGGACATGACCAACCTAAAGAACCTCTTTGCAAACCTTGGTGGTGCAGCAGGGCTGAGTGTTGCAGGTCTGACGGCAATGACTGCCGCCATTATGGACATGGCAAGCAAGATGCAAGACCTTGCCGACTCCACAGGACTGACCGAAGGCAAGGTTCTGCAATTCCAAAAAGCATTGGTTGTTGCAGGGGGCAAGGCAGAAGATGCTGGCACTATTCTTGGGACATTGTTTACCAAGATTGCCGCCGCCCGTGACGGCAATGATGTCGCCATTGCTCAGTTTGAGCAGTTGGGTATCTCATTTCAAGAACTCAAAACAGCAACCCCTGACGAAGTCATTAGAAAGGTCTATGACGGGCTAGCGCAAATCAGTGACTCTTTTGAGCGTGTGCGGGTCACCAAGGAACTGCTAGGCAAAGCGGGGCTTGGTAAATCCATCACTGAGATTGCTGATGCTCTTGGAAAGTCAACCAAGAAATTTGATGAGCAAGCCGAAACCCTCAAGAAGTGGGACAAGATGGCTGATGCTCTGGAGCAGACATACGCCAATCTGAAAATGGCGATTGCCGAATTGCTGTCGCCATTCACCACACAAAAAGTGGTTACGGTAGAGCAGTTCAAAGCCGCCATTCTTGCCATAGGCTCGGCTTTTGTAGTCGGGCAAATTATGAATCTGGTTGCGGCTTTCAAAGCACTCAATCTGGCTTTGAAAGGCACAGCGGCATTGTCTGCGGCTCTCGGCACCATGAAAGGCGGCAAAGGCTTGGCAATGGGTGCGGCTGGCATTGCCACTTATATGGGGGTAATGAAAGCCCTAGAAGCAGATGAAGATGAAGAAACTGCGGCTACAACCACCAATGAGCCTAGTGAAAGACCAGAGGCAAAAGAAGGCAAGCAAGGCGGGGATGCGGCGCAACAAATGCGTCAGCGGCTGATGCTGTTACGAGCGCAAATTCAGTTTGAGAAAGAGCGCAATGCTCTGCAAATTGAATATCTATCTGGCACACAAAGTCATCTCAAGGTGCTAGAGGCTGACCTGCAAATGGAGCAGGAAATTAACCGTGCAGGACATGAGCGCAACCAAGCCCTTGCCAAAGAAAATCTGAGCAGTGAGCAACGAGGTGTTATTCAAGAAGAATACAACGTCAAGGTTGCAAAAGCAAAGGGTGAGCATGAAAACACCATCAAACTTCTTCGTGCTCAAGAAATAAAAGTCAGGGAAATGACTAGGCTGGAACTTGACCAGTTAAAGGTCAGGAACAACTACGCTTTGCAGTTGCTTGGCTTTGAAGAACAGCGCAGGAGCATGAATGAGGCTGGATACGAAACAGGCAAAGCACAATTACAGCGTGACCAGCGGCTCAATGAGATTGCTCAAGAACGTGCACGGTATGAACTAGCCAATAAAGACGCTTACAAAGAAGGGTGGGAATATAAGTCAGCGATAGCGACTTTTGAAGAACAGGCACGGATAGCACAAGAGCAATACGCATCTCAAATCAGAATCATTAACCGTGAAGAAGAGGTGCGGCTTGGCTTGTTGCGTCAAGATTTGGAATACATGAAGAAGCGCAACGACTTGGCATTGCAGTTGGGTGAATTGCAAAACAAAGCACGCTATATGAGCGACTTCGATGTCCGTAGGGCACAAGAAGGCATTGACCTCACTCAAAAACTTCGGGACATAGAACAACAGCGTGAAGCCCTGCGAACTAGCCGTCAAGATGTGGTTAGTGCGGAATACCAAGCGGAGGTGCAACGGCTCAACAACATGGAATCGTTCGCCCGTGCAGAAGCCAAGATTCGGTTAGAAGGCATTGCTCTTGATGAGCAAGAGGCTATGTCGTGGGCGGCTGGCTGGGAGGCGGCGTTGCGTGACTTTGGCAAGAATGTCCAGCGGTACGGGGATGTCGCTCGCAATATGTTTGACTCAGTTGTCGGCAACATGAATAGTGCCATCGATAACTTTGTGCGGACAGGCAAGTTGTCGTTTAAAGACCTTGCCAAGTCAATCATTCAAGACCTAATTGCCATTCAACTCAAAGCACAAGCGGCTTTCTTGCTCAATGCCGCTCTCAAGGGCATGGGCTTTGCTGGCTTCACTGCCAAAGCAGGTGGTGGTGCAGTGTCACAAAGCATCCCGTATATGGTGGGTGAGAATGGTCCTGAGTTGTTCGTGCCTCAAGCGGGAGGCGCAATCATTCCAACTCAACGCTTGGGCGGGGACATGGGCATGGGCGGGCAGGTAATTAACTACAACGGACCTTATATCCAGAACATGAGTGCTATCGACACACAGACGGCTTCTCAGTTCCTTGCAAAGAACCGAATGGCAGTTTGGTCTGCCAATCAGTCAGCAACAAGGTCACTCCCGCAATCGAGGTAAAAAATGAGTCTAACTACTATCCTATCTATCTCAGAATCAGTGGGAATCAATGACCAACGCTTTGTGGGTCAGATGGTGTCCCGCAACCAGCGTATCAGCACTTCAGAAATCATTACGGTAGTACCATTTGCTTTCGACATGAAGCCCATGAACTACCTGCGGTATTCAGAAAACAGGTCATTGCTAAATTCCTTGCGTATTCCTGACAAGGCTTTGGAGCAATACCTCAACTTTGGCTCTACAGGCTGGGTCAACTACATCAAGTACCAAGGGGATATGACCAGTGGTCAGATTGCCTCTTGTCAATGGCAAACCAGTTCGGCGGCAAAGAATTTGGTGCTAGGCAACTTGCCGTCAATTTCTTCAAGTGCCTATATCGTCAGAGTGGGTGACTTTTGCCAAGTGGGGCGGTATGCCTACATTGCCACAGCAGATGTCCAGAGAGGCGGGGCGGCAACCGTCACCATCCCTGTCCATCGCAACTTGATTGGCACACTAGCATCGCCTGTGGCGGCAGTCATTGGGCAATACGGCACAACGATTTCTTTGGGCGGGGCTTCTTATATTGGAGTGACCTTTCCTGTCATCTTGCGTGACTACCCCACCTATACCTTGGTTCCAATGACGAATGACTCATTTATTCAGTGGAGTGGGACATTCAATGCTTTTGAGAGTGTTCTGTGAATAACATCCCACCAGTTCAAAACACGAACAACATTCGCTACGCTGACTTTGTGCGGGTCACAAGTCCAAGTGGCACTTATCGCTTTGCGACAACAGCCGCTCCATTGACCATCCCTGCGGTAGATGCTAACCCTTTCTCAGCCCTCGGTGTGCTGGTCAAAGTCGGTGATGCTCAACGGGACATCAAATCCACTGCCAATGAAACCACTTTCTCATTGGTGGGCATTGACACTGCCATGCTTGGCTTTGTCTTGGGGCAACAGATTAAGGGGTCACAGATTGAGGCATGGAAGGGCTTTTTCGACACTGATGGCAACCTGATTACGACAGGCGGCACAGGTGGTCTATACCAGTTCTTCAACGGCTACATCTCCACCTTCTCCATCACTGAGCAGTGGCTTGAGGAAGCACGGCAGTTTGTCGGGGTTATTTCTGTGGCGGCATCTTCTATTCAACTGATTCTGCAAAACCGCATAGCGGGGCGATATACCAACGACAACTCATGGCAATTCTTTGCTCCCGGAGACACAAGCATGGAGCGGGTGGCATTTATTACCACCATCAACTATCCATTTGGTAAAGACACATGATTCGTGAAGCCAACCGATACGACAAAGACGAAATCATTTCCATGATGAAAGAGTTTCGTGACTCTGCTGACTTCATTGAAGTGCTGGCAGAGGACAATGTGGAGTATTGGCATCGCTTGCTAGACAGCATCTTTGCAGGGGCAGGGAAAGTTTTTTACGCTGAAGGCAAGGGCTTGCTTATGTGCGTCATCATGCCGACAGTGTGGGATGACAAGATGTTCGCCTTGCATGAGTTGGCTTGGTATGTGCGCTTCCCATACCGAGGTGGAACAACTGGCTACCGCTTGTTTGATGAGTACATCAAATACGGCAAGGCTTTGAAAGAGGCAGGACGAATCAAATACTTCACGATGACGAAACTAGATGTAAGCCCTGACCTTGATTACGCTCGGTTTGGCTTTCGAAAAAAAGATGAGAATTGGATTCAATGATGAGTAGATTTGCCAAAATTTGGGTGTTGGTTTTAACAGTGGCATTTGCTGTAGATGCCTCTGCCGCTGGCTCTATCATCGTTGCGGCAGTCATGGGGGCATCGTGGGTTGCGGCAAACGCTGTGCTGGCTACTGTGGTTGCCTTTGCCATCAACATGGTGGTGTCCACTGTTATCTCAAAAGCCCTCTTTAAGCCGCCCAATCTTGGAGATGCAGGGGCGGCGGCACAAAGCCCCAATCCCGGCAACCGTCAGCAAGTGCCTCCCGCCACAGACAACAAGTTGCCCGTGGTCTATGGCTCTGCATGGCTTGGCGGCACTATCGTTGACTTGAGCATTACCAGCAACAATCAGAACATCTACTATGTGATGGCATTGTGCGAGGTGACCAGCACCAACACAGGACAAACTCCTGACACCATCACTTTTGGAGATGTCTTCTACGGGGGCAAAAAAGTCACCTTCCAAGGTGACGGGTATACCGTTGCATCTTTGACAGATGAATCTACTGGAGAGGTCAATACTCAAGTGGCAGGAAAGATTGCCATTTACCTCTATCGCAATGGTTCAAATAGTCCCGTCAATTCAAGTCAGTCGGCCATTGCAGTCATGTCTGACGCTAATTTGGTCTACCAATGGGATAACACCAAACTGATGACGAACTGTGCGTTTGCCATCATCAAACTGACTTACAACCAAGATGCCCGAATTACTGGCATTGAGCAGACTCGCTTCCAAGTGACCAACTCCCGACACAAACCGGGAGATTGCTTCTATGACTATCTCATCAACACCCGATACGGTGCGGCGTTGCCATTGGCACAGATAGACACAACTACTCTGACGGCACTCAATGTCTATTGCGATGAGACATTCACCTATACCCCGTACTCAGGCGGTTCAGCCACTCAAACCCGTTTTCGTTTTGACGGGACACTAGACACCAGCCGCACCATCATGCAGAACTTGCAAGACATGACGGCTTGCTGTGACTGCCAACTCAAGTACAACGAAATCACTGCCAAGTGGGGTGTGATTGTGCAGAAGCCCACCTATACGGTGGCAATGGCGATTGATGACTCCACCATCATTTCGGCAATCCAAATTACTCCCCTTGACTTGTCTAGCACCTTCAATGTGGTGGAAGTCAAATTCCCTGATAAGACAAACCAAGATGCGTTCAACTCAGTCACCTACGATTTGGCACAGATTGACCCTGCCTTGCTGTTTCCGAATGAACCAGTCAACAAACAGTCACTCTCATTGCCATTGGTCAATGACGATGTTCGGGCGCAATATCTTGCCAACCGATTCTTGAAGAATGCTCGTGAGGACTTGCAAGTAGATTGCTCAGTCAACTATGTCGGCATCCAACTGGAAGCAGGGGATGTGGTCACTTTGACCAATGTGAACTACGGGTGGGTTGCTAAACTGTTCCGCATTACCAAAGTCACCGAAACCTTCAATGATGACGGGTCGATAGTTGCCAAGTTGCTTTTGCAAGAATACAACCCGACCATCTATGACGATGTGTCCATTACTCAGTTCACACCATCAGTCAATACAGGTATCGGCAATCCGCTTTACTTTGGCACTTTGTATGCCCCAGTGGTCACGGTTCAATACCCGACAAACACCAACCCTGCTTTCGGGGTCACTGTGACCACTGCATCCTCAGGCATCACTCAGTATGCAGAGGTGTGGTATTCGGCTTTTTCTTCACCCACTTCCGCTCAACTGATTTTTGCAGGAACAAGTGAGGTTCAGGCAGATGGCACTCCTTGGAACACCAACACAGCATTGCCTCTTATCTCGCTGGTCAACATACCAGCAGGAAACTGGTATCTGTTTACCCGCATGGTCAATAGTTTGGGCACTTCCAACTTTAGTCCTGCCAGCACTTTGCTTCAATGGCGACCAACCACTTTCCAATACACAGAGAAGTATTTGGCAGTGGCGTATGCAGACAACATTACGGGGACAAGCAACTTCTCATTTAGCCCAACCAATCGGTCTTACTTTGGCTTGTGCAACCAGAACAATATCAGCCCGTCATCTGACCCTGCTGTCTACACTTGGTATCTTGCGCAACCAACTTTTGGCACTACTGTGTTCTTGGCTTATGCCAACCGCACAGGGCGCAAATTTTCGTTTGGGTCAGGCTTTGCTGACTATGCGGCAGGGTCAGGTGCTTTTGTGCCGACTCAAGCATCTTTGTTTGACCCTCGGCAATGGTCAGCCCTGCCCAATGGTGAGAACATCATTGACCTAGACCATTCGACAGGTCAAGTCATTCAAACAGGTAGCACTACAGTGGGGACAGGTGAGATTGCTGTGCAAAACACCCCTGACGGGCGTGTGATTGCCGCTTTACAGCCTTACCTTGACTTTGGTGGGGCTTACCAGCAAACAGCAACAGTGGCACAGTTGACCATCGACATCTATGGTCGAGTGGTTGGCTTTGAGACACCAGACAATTTCTATTTGACTGCTGACTATTTCACAGCAACAGCAGGGCAGACAGTATTCTCTGTGACCCGCTCATCTGGCTACATTTCGGGACAGTGCTTTGTTTTTCGCAATGGGGTGTTGCTAGACACTTCAGAATACACTGACACAGGCGGCACCACTGGTACGGTCACTATGGGCACTGCTTGTGCTGTTGGCACTCAGGTGGCAATCATTTCATTTAGAAGCGTCAACAGCACCTCGGGTGTCTACGCTTCTTTTACCAGAACAACAGCAAACCTAACCAATGCCAGTTCCTATACCCCTGCTTCATTGCAGTCAGGGTACGAACTATTATTCCTCAACGGGGCAGTTTTGACAGACCAAGACTATGACTATGTGGGTGGGGTAATTACCAATTTGCCTAGTGTGGCGACAGGCTTGTTGACCATGATTGAGTGGTCGGCAAACAACCTAAGCACCCCCAACGGCAACCCCGTCAACAGCCTCATCTACTCAGTTATTGGGCAGACAGCCTATACCTTCAACTACACGACAGGTGCATTGAATGTCTACATGAACGGAGTTCTCCTTTCTCAAGGATTGGACTATACTGCCGTAAGTGGAGGCTACACCTTGACGAATTCACCAACTACTGTTAGTGAAACTCAACTCCAACAAACCTTTGCTAGAACGGGGGCAGTATGACAGCGGCTTTTAACCTTGCACAACTTGCGAACAACCTAAACACTTCAGGTCAACTTGATGCCACTGACGGGCTTACAGGGCTAGTTGCCAACGCAAACTTGGCATCAAGCGGCACAGCATCTTCAAGCACTTTTTTGCGTGGCGACAGAACCTGGGCTTCTGTGCCGCAAAAATTACTTCAAACGGTAGTTTCAACAACTACAACTTCAACAAGTTATGCTTACACTTCGGGTTGGACTTCTGATTTAATTACCGCAACAATAACCGCAAATTCAACTTCAAACAGAATAATTGTTCAATTTAATTTGAACGGTTATATGCAATTAAAATCCGGTGCAGGTGATGCGCCGCAATATTATAGAATTACAAGAAATGGTTCAGTTTTGGCTTATTATTGGGGCGGCAATTTATCGGGAAATGCTAACGCCGCATACTTTATGCCTTCTTTCTCTTATATTGATACCCCACCAAATACAACCGCACAAACTTATGCAATTCAATTTGGCGGGCGAAATGATGGCGATTATTGGACTTTGTTTGTAAATTCAATGCCAAGTACCTATCGCGGCAACCTTCAAAATATGCAAACATCAATGAATTGTTTAGAGGTGGCAATATGATTACTATTAACAATTATTGGATTACCGAAGCGGTATCAAATTTGCGCCCAGGCGTTTATTTTAGTGTTGTTGGCGATTCTTATGATGGTATTGTTTGGACAAATCAAAGCCAAACAAAACCAACCGAAGAAGAAGTAAATGCAGAAATTGCAATTTTGCAAAACCAACAACCATTGGATGCGTGTAAAAAACAAGCAAGCCAACTTTTATATGAAACAGATTGGACAACAATTCCCGATGTTGCTGATTCTACCAATTCGCCTTATTTGAAAAATCAAGCCGAATTTATTGCCTGGCGCAATGAAATAAGAAAGTTTGCAGTAAATCCAATTGCAAACCCTGTATTCCCAAGCAAACCGGAAGCCGTTTGGGGGTAGTAAAACGCCCTTCGGGGCGTTATACTTTTGAAAAGATAAAACAAGACATGATGGCGGCTACCCGTGAGTGCATGGGGGCTATAACCGAGTAAAGGAGCCGACATGGCGGTATTCAATAAAAACACGCTGACGCAAGTTAGCGGGTTCGACAATCCAATCATTGCAGGTGAGTTGGTTTACCAACAGCGCACCTTTTGGAATCTAACCCTGACGGCAGATGACAATGTGACTCCAGTTGACCTTACTGGGGCGACCATTGACGCTCAAATCATTCGCCGCACCCTCTCCAATGTAAAAGACACTCGCTACGGGCTGACCTTTGACATTGGCAATTACACCCCTACTCCAAGTGCCATTCCTCTAACCATTACCAACCGTGATGATGCGGCGGGGGAATTTACTTTGGTCATTGACGACACCTCTTGGGGACTACTTGCAAGTGATGCCGCTCTAAACATTGACAGCATCAACGGGGCTGGATATTCGGGACGCATCAAAATTTCGTTTCCAGCCAGTGGGTCTACACCAGCAGAAGACAACATCATCTTCTTGCTATTCATTGTTCGGTCAGATGCAATAGTGAAGGTGTGATATGGGAAACATCTCTGTCCAAGCCGTGCCATCGAACACTTCGGTGACTGTGCAGGATGGCAACAATATCACTGCCAACATCTCCAACGGCAACAACATCAATCTCCAAGTCACGCCACAGGCGAGACAGGTCATCAATGTAAGCCGTGGAGTTGCTGGTCCACCCGGACCGAATGAGATTGGAGGCTATCCAATCAGCGTTACGACACCACAACCATACGATGCTTTAATGTTCGTCAGCAATGAGTGGACGAATATCCCCCAAACCGAAATCGCCGATGGCGGCAACTTTTAAGGAGCAACAACTATGGCTAATACCATACGAATTAAACGCCGTGCCAACGGCGGTGGAGCAGGTGCACCAGCATCATTGGCAAACGCTGAATTAGCGTTCAACGAACAAACAAACATTCTCTACTACGGTACTGGCACGGGCGGTGCAGGTGGCACGGCTACCTCCGTCATTGCCATTGCGGGTAACGGTGCTTTTGTGGATATGTCCAGCAACCAAACCATTGGTGGCATCAAGACATTTACCAGCACCATCAGTGGCTCGATTGACGGCAATGCTGGCACAGCGACCAAGTGGGCAACTGCCCGTGACCTGTCCCTGACAGGTGATGGTACGGCTACCCTGACTGCTGTCGATGGCTCTGCTAATGTGTCTGCGGCACTGACCCTTGCAACAGTCAACTCCAACATTGGCACTTATACCAAAATCACCATCAATGCCAAAGGCTTGGCAACGGCTGGCTCTCAAGCAAGCCTGTCTGACCTGTCTAGCCCCACTGGTAACTTCAGTTTTGCAAGCAATCGTCTGACTGACCTTGCTGACCCCGTGGCGAACTCTGATGCCGCAAACAAAGGGTATGTCGATTCTGTGGCGCAGGGCTTGGATGTAAAAGCCTCTGTGGTGGTAGCAACTACTGCCAACATTACTCTGTCGGGTGTTCAAACCATTGACGGCATTTCTGTGGTGGCTGGTGACCGAGTGCTGGTCAAGAATCAAACCACTCAGTCACAAAACGGCATTTATGTGGCATCTGCTTCTGCATGGTCACGCTCATCTGATGCGGACACATGGCAAGAGTTAGTGTCGGCTTTCACTTTTGTTGAGCAAGGCACAACTCAAGCAGACACGGGCTGGGTGTGTACGGTTAACGCTGGCGGCACTCTTGGTTCTACTGCGGTCACTTGGGCGCAGTTCTCAGGTGCTGGCACTTACTCGGCTGGTGATGGTCTGTCCTTGACGGGCACTACCTTTGCTGTGGTTGGAACCACCAACCGAATTTCTGTGTCTGCAAGTGGTGTAGACATTGCCTCCACCTATGTCGGTCAGTCCAGCATCACTACACTGGGCACCATTGGCACTGGCACTTGGCAAGCCACAACCATTGGCACAGGCTATGGCGGCACAGGGCTGACTTCCTTTACTTCTGGCGGTGCTGTCTATGCCACCTCTACCTCTGCATTGACCACTGGCACTTTGCCTGTGACTGCTGGCGGTACTGGTGCAACGACTCTGACGGGCTATGTGAAAGGCAGTGGCACTTCTGCATTTACTGCATCTAGCACTATCCCGAACACCGACATCACTGGCTTGGGAACGATGTCGACTCAGAACGCCAACAATGTGGCAATCACTGGTGGTAGTATTACAAACCTGACCACCTTTGACGGAATCACCATCGACGGCGGCACTTTCTAATCATCAATGCCCACTACATAGTGGGCTGTAAACCCGCTCTATATAGAGCAGAAAGGGGAGCCACATGGCGAACATTATCAAGCCCAAGCGTAGCAATACGGGTGGGGCTGTGCCAACGACAGGTCAACTTGCCTCTGGTGAGTTGGCTGTCAACATGGCAGACAAGAAGGTCTACATCAACAACGGCACGGCTGTGGTGCAGGTTGGTGCTGGCAACCTTGACGGGCTTGGCGATACCAACATCACCTCTCCCACCAATGGTCAAGGACTGTCCTACAACTCATCGACAGGCAAATGGGTCAATTCCAATGCTGGTACGGGGGATGTAGTTGGTCCTGCATCTTCAACAGACAATGCCCTTGCTCGGTTTGACGGCACAACGGGCAAACTGATTCAAAACGGCACAGTCACTCAAGACGACAACGGCAATCTGGCATCGGTCAATGGACTGTCGTTCAACACCAGCCCAACGAGTGCTCCAAGCACAGCAGGTTCTGTCTTTTGGGATTCAGGGGATGGCACACCCAGCGTTGTTCTCAATGCCAATACCTCTCTCCAGTTGGGTCAAGAAAGCATTGCCAAGGTCTACAACGGCACAGGCTCAACCATTGCCAAAGGCAAAGTAGTTGCAGTATCAGGGGCACAGGGTCAAAGACCCTCTGTAGTCCTTGCAGATGCTGATTCTGAGGCTTTAAGTGCCCCGACACTGGGTATCACTGCGGAAGCCATTGCAAACGGCGCAGAGGGCTTTGTCTGCACTTTTGGCTTGGTTCGTGGCATAGACACCTCTGCTTTTACAGCAGGCAATCCAATTTACCTTTCGTCAACGGCTGGAGACTTCACGGCTACCAAGCCAGTTGCACCGCAACATATCGTTGCGCTTGGGTGGGTAATTAAGGTCAACGCATCTAGCGGTGAAGTGTTCGTCAATATCAATAACGGATGGGAACTTGATGAACTCCACAATGTTCTCATTACCTCTCCTGCCAGTGGCAATACGCTCATCTATGATGCAACCGCAGGGGTATGGGAAAACGCCAGCCTGACGGCTGGCACAGGCATCAGCATTACTAACGGGGCGGGAGCCATTACGGTTACTAACTCTGCCCCTGACCAGACAGTCTCGTTGACGGGAGCAGGGGCGACCACTATTAGTGGCACATACCCTAACTTCACTATCACTAGCGTCAACACCACATACTCAGCCGCCACTAGCACAACACTGGGTCTGATTGAGTTGGGTTCTGATACTGTGCAAACCACTGCCGCTAATGCAGTGACTAGCACGGCTTCCCGTACCTATGCTTTGCAGGTCAACTCTGCTGGGCAGGGGGTGGTCAATGTTCCTTGGACAGACACTAACTCAGGCGGCACAGTCACAAGCATTACGGCTGGCACAGGCTTGTCTGGTGGCACCATCACTACTAGCGGAACCATTGCCCTTGCAAATACGGCAGTGACCGCTGGCTCATACACCAATGCCAACATCACTGTCGATGCTCAAGGTCGGATTACTTCTGCATCTAACGGCTCTGCTGGTGGGGTGACTTCATTTAGTGCAGGGTCAACTGGATTGACTCCAAGCACTGCCACTACTGGTGCAATTACTTTAGCAGGAACTTTGGCAGTCGCTAACGGTGGCACAGGGCAAACTACTTACACCAACGGTCAACTGCTTATTGGCAATACGACAGGCAATACGCTTACCAAAGCCACTTTGACGGCTGGCACTGGTATCACCATTACCAATGGTGCTGGAAGCATTACGATTGCCGCTTCATCTGCAAGCAGTCAGTCATTGACTTATGACCAATTTACGGCAACTGCTAGTCAGACCACTTTTAACACTTCTCAGTCATACACCTCTGGAAAAATTCAAGTTTTTCTGGATGGGGTATTGCAACGAAATGGTGTAGATGTGACAGTTACTAGCGGCACTCAAGTGGTGTTTGCTACTGCTTTGGATGCCAATGATTTAGTAGACATCATTTACCCGCCAGCCGCATCTAGCGGAACCATGCGGTATGACCAATTTACTGCAACAGCAGGACAAACATCCTTTACCACTTCTGCCACTTACACCAACAGCAAAATCCAAGTTTTTGTCGATGGTGTGCTTCAGCGCAATGGTGTGGATGTGACTGTGACCAGTGGGACGGCTGTGGTGTTTGCCACAGGTTTGACTGCTGGTGACTTGGTAGATGTATCGTATCCAGTTTAAGAAAGGACAAGACATGACTACGATAAAACTTGAACTAGAAATCCCTGAGGTCAACTTTATTCTTGAAGCATTGGGTGAGATGCCAGCGAAAACCAACGCATCTTTCTTGATGGTAAAAATCAAGCAACAAGGAGAACCACAGGTTCCAGAAGAACTAAAAATAAAGAAAGAGCAATAGCATGACGGATGAAGTTCACCTTGCCAAAAGTGACAACGCTCACATAGACAAGAGGTTCGATGAGGTTATGAGCGAACTCCAAAAAATAAGTGGAGCATTTGCTCGTGCCCCTGACGGCACGGTGGACTATGACGGGCATCGCCGTTATCACGAATCCATGATTGCGGCGGCTGAAGCACAGACACAGTTTTGGCGTGAGTTAAAACTGGAGATTGCGAAGAAAGGAATTTGGGGTCTGCTAGTCATCATTTGTGGTCTGGTGCTAGTTGGGCTATCGGCAAAACTTGGACTAGGAGGAAAATGATGCTACTCGAAACCATCTTGGGGGCACTTGTCCCTGTGGCAGTTGAAGGCGGCAAGCAACTCATTACCAAGTGGATGGGCGGGGTCAAACCAACCACCATTGATGAGCAAATCAAACTTGACCAAAATGAGATTTCTCGCATTGAGGCTCTTGCTAAACTAGATGCCCCAATCGGAACCCCTAGCCAATGGGTCATAGACCTTCGTGCTTCAGCCCGCTATGTCGGGGCACTACTGGTGATAGGTGTCGGGGTTTCAACCCTGTATTACCCCGTTTCTGACGCAATACGCACCCTTGCCCTAGAAGCGGCAAACATTGCTTTCGGTTTCTTATTTGGCTCACGCATCGTTGCTGGGTGGGGTAAGAAATGACTTTTCAACTTTCCAAGCGCAGTCTTGACCGATTGGTGGGAGTGGATGAACGCTTGGTGGAGTGTGTCAAGAAAGCCATTCAATACACCAGCGTTGATTTTGCTGTGACTGAAGGGCTGAGAACTAAAGAGCGGCAGATTGAACTATTCAACAAAGGTGCCAGCCAAGTAAAAGAGGGTGGCACTCATGTGCTGGGCAAAGCGGTTGACCTAGTAGCATTTGTCGGTGACCGTATTTCTTGGGAATTGAATCTCTATGACGACATTGCTTTGTCGATGGCAACAGCCGCCCGAGAAATCAAATTGCCTCTGAGGTGGGGAGCCGCTTGGAATATCCCTGACATTACCAAGTGGAACGGGACAATGGAGGCGGCAATGCAGTACTACATTGACTCACGGCGCAAACAAAATGCACGCCCGTTTATCGATGCTCCACACTTTGAGATAGTAGGGAAGTGACCCGCTCTAGCAGGTCTTCTTCAGTCAGCCCGTAGTGACGGGCAAAGGCTTTGCGCCCCATGCCATGCACCCCTGAGTTGC